ATCAAATAGATCACGCTCTTTATTAAGGTCAAGCATACCTACCTTATTTATATCCCAACCAAACCAAGAACCTTTATCATTAGATTCAGCCACTGTTTCTAGTTGGTACTTATGTGACATCATGGGTAAGACATAGCTTCCATTTTTACCCACTGATGTAAGTGAGTTCATTTGCGTTACCCACTTACGAGCTTTGCGTAATTGTGTACTACTCATTGTAATTAAACAACGCTGAGGACCATCTTCATCCAGTAGTATTACAAAAAACTGTGCTGTGTTTGTGAGTAAATTACCGCTCGGTAATACATCTTCACCACGTTCGTTTTTAGTGGTAGTTTTTGTTATGGGGTCATCAGGGTGGTAACTGCCAAAGTATCCCCCACCTTTTTCCCTAGGAGCCCACTCAACAAACCTACGATTATAATAACAAGGTATAACTTGTACACCTTTTTCTCCATCATAGACCTTGTTAGAAACAGTGTTAAAAATCATTCCTGCTTCAGCACCTTCAACGTAAGCACCCTCACGTTTATTAACTTGTGGACTTAGTTGTGCAAGTATCCTTAGGAAAGGTACAGCCATATCTTCTGTGCGTGTCTCCTCAAAACCTAACGAACCAAACTCTTCAAAGTCCGACAACGCTACATTTGTAGCACTTCTTTTAGTCACTTCATTTGCCATTTTTAGCTCCTTGTTATTTTAGCTTTCTGCCCCACGAATATGCCAAGCAAGTCGTATGGTAAATTTTCACCTTTTTCTACTTGCTCTTTAACAAAAGACTTGAGTGTCATGGGTTCAACCCACGTCTTTGTTTGCGTTGCCATACCGCGCTGATCCAGCTCGGCAAGCAAGTCTTTAGCAAGGTTATCCTCGCCACGACCAAAAGCCGCAGTCACATGGTTTTTTATTAATGAACCATGCCCCTGTTCAGTAAGCCATGTAAAAGCTTCATCCTGTTTAGCTTTTGGTATACTCGCACTATAAAAGGGTGATACGTTTATTTTAGAACCATCATCCATTTTAAGTTCAGCAACACCATATTCGTCCATAGCGGCAGGAAGTAAATCCTCAGCTATTTTACGATGCTCTTGTTTTGCATCCTTGAGCTCTTGTTCAAGGTCAGCTATACGTTGTTCTAACGTAAGTTGCTGTTTGCATAGGTTACTGATAGTGCTTATACCTGATTTATCTAGGCTAGTCAGGTCACTAGCCACACTTTCAAAGTCCTGCATTACAGGCTCCTCCTATGATATAAATCAACCGACAATGGGTAATACTTACCTTCAAGCCTGTCCCACTTTAATACTTTAAACTTACCATTATTATTCTTAGCCGCCTGAGCACAAGCTATGCCTATGCATACAGGGTCACCTGATAATAATAAAAAGTCATTGTCATTAAATTTTTGCAGACCTTTTGCAATCCTACGCACTGTTGGTTGTGTGCTGAAAGCCACTTGCTCCTTTGCAGGAACAAGTATTTGCAAGTCACCGAAGGCAACTGCATCTGTGATATCCCTACCACGTACTTCTTGTGTTATGTAGACCGTCACGGCTTTCTACTCCGTTGCTTTCTTGTAGGCATGATTGCCCACTAAAACAGTATGCACTTTTATATATAGTAATAAAACAAAAAAGTTATCTAACTTATCCATCTGATATTATAATATACGATATCTGATATCTTTGACTGGCCGCGCGACATTTTTGGCGACTAAAAAAGTTTAGGTGATATTTTGTTTTGGGTGTATTATAAATAACCAGTCAGAAAGTGGTGAAATGCGTTACAAATTTAAACACAAACCTTATGAGCATCAGCTTGATGCGCTCACAAAATCTTGGAACAAATCTGAGTTTGCTTACTTTATGGATATGGGTACAGGCAAATCAAAAGTTCTTATAGATAATATGTGCATATTGTATGATCGTGGAGAAATAACTGCCGCATTAATTATCGCACCAAAAGGTGTGTATAGAAATTGGGAGCGTGGTGAGTTACCCAATCATTTACCTGAGCATGTAATTTCAGATACTGTTTTGTGGAACCCTAACCAAACTAAAAAACAGTTAGATGAACAACGTAAATTATTTTTCCCAGATGATAATTTAAAAATATTTATTATGAATGTAGAAGCCCTAAGTACCAAGAAAGGGGCGACCATAGCGGAAAGATTTTTAGTTGCTCATGATGCACTTATGGCTATAGATGAAAGCACCACTATTAAAAATAAAGACGCAAAACGCACAAAAACAGTGGTTTCTCTAGGAAAACACGCGAAGCACAGGCGTATACTTACAGGCTCTCCAGTAACAAAAAGCCCTATGGACTTGTATTCTCAGTGTGAGTTTCTTGATCCTTGGTTATTAGGGCATAGTAGTTTCTTTAGTTTTCAACATGAGTATGCAGTAGTGCAACGTAGAACTATGGGGTCGCATAGTTTTAACCAAGTGGTAGGATATAGGAATTTACAAAAACTAAACTCACTATTAGATAAATTCAGTTTCAGAGTTAAAAAAGAAGATTGTTTGGATTTACCAGATAAAGTGTATGTAAAACGTAGTGTAGAACTCACAAAAGAACAAAGGTCAGTGTACGATAGTTTAAAAAGTTTTGCACTTGCTATGATGGAAGAAGGTAATGTTACCACGGATACCATACTTACTCAACTGTTACGTATGCAACAAGTTTGTTCAGGTCATGTAAAAACTGATGAAGGTGTTATAAAAACTTTTGATTCAGCAAAATTACCTGAACTTATGTCTATATTAGAAGAAACAGATGATAAGGTGATAATCTGGGCTACGTTTACGCATGACATTATTTCGATACAAAAGGCTATAGCTGATAAGTATGGTGAAAATACAGTGGCTACTTATTATGGTGAAACAGAAAGTAATAAAAGGCAAGAGATTGTAGATACTTTCCAAAACCCAGATAGTCCACTAAATTATTTTGTTGGACAGCCAAGGACAGGTGGATATGGTTTAACTCTTACACAGGCTAAAACAGTTATATATTATAGTAATAATTTTGATTTAGAAGTTAGGTTACAGAGTGAAGATAGAGCACATCGTATAGGTCAAACTAGTAAAGTAACTTATATAGATATTATAGCTGAGAACACTACAGATGAACGTGTATTGAAAGCATTACGTAATAAGATCAATATAGCAAGTCAGGTATTAGCGGAAGATTTTAGGGATTGGATTATTTAAAATTTACCCCTGTTATACCAAAGATAGAGTATAAACATAAAAAATCCGCATACAGTAAGTATTAAAATAAATATGCTAATAATTTCTATTAAATGTTTTCTAGCTTCCCGCTGAGCATATAATGTCTCTTTTCTTCGTTTTCTAATTTCTGCTTCCATACGAAGTAGCTCTTGCCAAGCGTTTGGACCACACATCGCACTAATTAATTTACGTAACTCGTCACGTTGGTTTTCAAGTTGTTTCTTTTGCGTAAATAACTCTATAGCTTCTTGTTCAACAGAAGCACCATTAAATAATTTTTTGAATATTGGAGGATTTTTTGCTTCATGATGAGCGCGGTCTATGTCAGATACAGCACCCATCCAACGACTGAGATCACGACCCATAGACTCAATATCTCTACCAATGGAAACTCCTTTTTTCAATGCAGAAAAAGCCGCTCCAGCAATAGCCATTGCTGATACTGGATCAACCATTTTAGATAACTGCTCTCATTCTTTGCTCAAGTCTTTGCGCTCTGTTTGGAACTTGAGTATACCATCTTGAATCAACCATTTGGTCTGCGGCTTCTTGCCAATTATGCATATTCACAGCTAAAATAAATTTTTTAAATTTAGAAAATCTTGGTCTTCCTAAATTAAACATCATATTAGCTATGATTAATTGGACTTCATCGGGCAGTACTTGAAAAGCGGGGAATACGATCTCGCAGTCTTTGAGCACCATGTCGATGTCGCGAGTGAAGCATTCTGATACTCTATCTTTTGAGACCACTGTTCCAACAGGTTGTCCATGCTCTTCGTCATCATCACGTATGAGATGACCAATACCAAAAGTGGGATAACCCAAATGATCCAAGTATATTTCATACTTGCAACCCTCGTCTAATTCTAGTTCTGCTTGTAATTGTTTTATATTCATTATGTTAATGCCATTATTCCTGATCTGTTTCTATTTGCGATAGCACTACCTATATCATCACGTGGAAACAATGAATCGTAATTTGTTCCTGAGCGAGTGGGAGTAGATGCCAAAGGTAATGGAGGTAAGTTTAATCCAACTGTTTGTGTAGGTACAACAGGAGGCGTTGGTGTGATTGAAGGCGAAACACTAGCTGTAGGTTCACTTAAATCATCTCCCATTTGTGGTGGTTGACCTGTGCGTTTAACTTCTTCTTTAGGTGTTTCCACATCTTTACTAAATTTATCACCTAACTGACCCAAAATATTAGCGAATACATTTCCTTTGCGTCTGTTCCAAAACCTTTGTATTCCCGTTTTAGCACCCCCACCATGTACTTTTTTCAACTGAGAGACTGAAGGTGGACTGGCAAAAATATTAGCCATAACATTATTTGTAAAAATAGTTTTAAATGCCTGAAACTCTAATCTTGCTAAACCAGCTACAGCTGAGGCGGCTTGTATTTGACCTCCCGCATCTATTTGAAAACCAGCAAGAAAAGATGCATAAATTCTATTGTCCATCAAATCTTTTATATACTCATTAGTTTTTCCATCATAAGTAGGAATATCATTTTTTACTGTGGCTGATTGGAACAAAGGCTTAAGATTACCGTACCCAGCTTGTTGATTAAAATTTAAGAGGTTATTAAACTCATCACGTAACTTTGTAACATCTACTATGTTAAGATCTTGTTTATCAAGGTCTGAAACTTTTTCTAATACTCTATTAAAAACGGCCGCTCGCATTTGAGTAGCGGCTTTACCATCAATACCACCATTTTTATTAATGAAGTCAATCATTTCTTTTTCGGTCATTGATTCAATTGATTTTAACGCTCTTTCACCCACTGTCATATCACGTTTCATAGCGGCTTGTACACCATCTGATTGTAACCAAGAAGATTTCTGAGAAATATTCTCTAAGGCTTTACGGTCACCAATATCAGGAACTATTTTTGCAAATAAATCGCTATCTGCTTCCATAATAGTCCGTATTCGTTCTTGTGTCTTAGCTGGATTTTGATATAACCATGTTATAAAACCATCTTGCACATCTGCTATTAATTGTTGTGCGGCTATTTTAGCATCTGGTCTATTGCCAGCCGCTCCCTTTGCCATTTTAGTAAAATAATCCCAATCACGAGAACTAAATTGACCTGTCCAAAATTTTTCGGCAAGCTCGTTTGGCATTACATCAGATTTACGAGAAAACATACTTGCAATATTAGAAGCATTAAGAGTATCAGATTTAAGTTTAACTAATGTTTT